ATGCTTTCTTTTATATTTTTAGTCATAGTAACCCCGTTTTTGTTTAATTAATAACGTATATATGTAATATAAGTTATACTATTTTACAATAATGTCAAACAATTTGTTACTTTATAGAGTAATTTTCTGAAAAAATTATTTTTTTTTTTTTCACTCAATGTTGGTGTAACAAATGTAACAAATGTAACAAGTGCCATGTATCGTAAGTATAGACTCAAAAAACCTTGTTACACTACTTTGTGATTTGTTACGTTTGTTACAGTACATTGGACCATGGACCATGTTTTGGTTCTGCCAGGAAATTGAAAATTTGGAAAAAATAATTCTAATTGTCATAAAACCTGTTTATATAAAAGTATGTCAGAGAGTAATTTTTGGAAAACTGTCAAAAGAAATCTGCCATCTAATTGTCATGCAACTCGTATAGAAAATAGACATGGTGGCGGTGTTCCCGACACACATATAATATGGGACGGCCTGGCCTTTTGGATTGAGTTAAAGGTAATGAAAGGAAATAAGATTTTAATTAGTCCACATCAAATTGCCTGGAATATGGCCTATTGTAAAAATAAAGGCGTTTCTTTTTTCCTGGTTAAAGACCCTCGGGACAAGAGTATATATTTATTTGACGGCATTCGGGCATCCGAGTTATTGGATAATGGATTAAGAACCATGAACCTATATTCGGGCAAAGATTATAAAGAATTATTTTCGGTCATTCGGGAGTTCGGGTCGGGAAAAATCGGATCGGGTCGGGCCAAATAACAAGGTATAAATATACTAGAACATATCATTACACCTATCTGACGGCTCTTATATAAAGAAAAATTTTTTAAGATAAAAAAAACAGCTGTTTTAAAACAGCTGTTAGAAAAAAAATAGCCAAGCTTTAAACTTGGCTATTTTTCCGAGGTAACTTTTTATAAAGTCGCTTTGTTGGCTAGTTTCTCTGATATAATGCCGTCTTTTTGCATATGGTCCACAAATTCGCACCATTCGGTGCGAATGGTTGCGTTGTATTCGTTTTGCGTTAATGGTTTACCAGTTACTACATGGTATAACTCTATTATATCAATATTATTTAAAGTCTTGTAACCTTGCCAAAAAGCTTTTCTTAATTCTTTTTGAGTTGTTATTTCATACTTCATTTTTAAACCTCTAAATATATTCTAATTGTTTACTATTCTTTTTTAAAATAGCTTTTTTGATAACTTCATTATTTATTTTGAAATAATATGTTCTGTCCCCGTTATCATGTTCTTTGTGCGTGATGCAATGAGACAAGAAAAGATGAGAATTAGAAGAAGATGAACCAACATAAACTTCAACTTCCCCCCTTTCTTTTACACCATAAGACTTATTACCTTTATAAATACAAGCTTCTACTTTGTTCCAGATTGGATATTGTCTAGTCATTTATTATTACCCCGCTACCATTAATAATATTTGGAAAAGATTTCTTAACTTCTTTCATTTTTTGTTTTTCTGTTTTAAATTTCCCGTCTAATATTTTATTAATAGTTTTTAATTGTTTTAAACTTAATTGGTTTATTTGTTCATGATTTATAGAACCTTTAAATAAATTTTTCATAATATACCTTTCATTAATATTATTTATAATTAATTATAACTTACTTACAATAAAAAACAAGTAATTATATTATTTTATATTCGGGTCGGGTCGGGTCGGGTCGGGCCATTTTAAAAAAAAATAATAAGTATAATAATATACTAATATATAAAACAACCTAACTAATGATCTTTAAAACGAGATTTTTTTAAACCGCTGCTCTTTTTAAACCGCTGCTCTTAAAAACTTAATGCCCTGGTCTAAAATATTTTACTTGTTAAAACTTGTTTATTTTGATAACCTAAAAGTAATTTTAATTTTAATTAATGAGGTAAATTATGACTAATAAAAAATGTGATAAAAAAGTAATCTATCATATCGAACGTGGTTTAATGCGTTTTGTAGAAGTTCCCGTTCCGTGTGGTAATACTGACCCATATGGCAGCGTTGCCTTATGTCCTAAATGTGAGCATAAACGTAAATCGATTAATGAGCGATCAGCTTATATTAATAGCCTTGCTCCTTCTAATTGGGGAGACTTCTAATGCCTTTACATTGGGAAATAGGAAAAACATTAGCTTATAAGAATAAAGATCAATATGAAAATTTTGATTTCATAGTTGATGCCATTGTCTTTTCAACTATGTGCGTGGATATTGGTAGAATAAAAGACCAGGAACTAGCTGATCAATTTGTTGATCGTATCATTTTAATAGAAAGTAATTTTGGTTTTCTATATAGAAGAAATGGTAAATCTCTTTTGGCCGATCGAAAGTTAGTACGATCTTTTATAGGGTTGCATACTAACGTCCAAACATTAACCTTTAATAAATGGTATAAGGACAAAATTTTACATAGAAGAAAATACAGAGATAAATTTTAAAAAAGAGTTACCTCGGAAAAAGGCACTCGGGTTCGGGTGCCTTTTTTTTTATTTTTTAATCGGGTCGGGTCGGGTTTAATTTTTAGCAGCAAAAAGGGGGTATAAAAGTATGCTGCAATATATAAACAATGGTCTGAGGGTCTTTAAAACGAGACAAAAAAATTGGAATAACTGAAAAATCAGTTATTCCAATAAAATTAAATATTTACTTCAAATAAAAAACCTTGGCCCGTTGTAATGTAACCAAAATTTTTATTATCATTTACTGTAACATTATCCATATCAGCAATTGGATGTTCTTCACTTAATTCAACTTCTATTTCATAACATTGAATTAATATTTCATTGTCATTAAGTTCATAAAACCCGTTAGCAATTGGATTAATAGGTTGTTCATCTTTATTTTTTAAATTATCAATTATGAACTCGTTGCGTTGTTCAATTGTTAGTGGCAGTAATATTTTTTTTAATTTACTGCCACATAATTCTAACATATTGTCATTAAATTCAAGTTCGCAACCTAATGCATCGTATGTTAAATTATATTCATTCATAATAAAATCATTAGTATAAAACATTTTAACCACCTATAAATTTAATTAAATGATATAAAAAGAACAATGAATATATTGGAATAAAAATCCATAATATAAATTTATCTATTATTATGAATAATTTATCTAAGCTATTTAGAAATTTATCTAACATAATTTTACCTCGTTGTATGTTAAAGTTATAAATAACAATAACATAATTAATTATAAAATAAAACATTTTATTATAACTTTTAATAAGGGTTACTTGCTGCAGCTGATTTAAAAATTTAAAAATATACTCGACCCCCCGACCCCCTTTTTTGGCCTTGGGTTATAAATAACTGCACATAAAGTGCAAGTTTCATAAATTCATTTGACTATATTTTCATTGGGTAGGAGTCCCAAGACACGAAAAAATTTGCAAATATAATTTCATTCGGTTATGGTGTGGTAGGAGGTTCTTATGGCATTTACAATAAAAGGCGGAAAATTTTCCACAACAGACGATGATAGAACTATACGCCAAAGTCCAGTAGACGAGGTCATAGATATATTAACCGCTCCATCAAGACCAGCACCCGTGAATGTTGGTATGATGCCAGAGCGTAGAGGTAACGTAAACATTCCTATGGGACAGTCTACGTTTGTAAATGTTCCAGGTCGCCCTGACGAAAAACAAGTTCAAACTCCTTTAAAAGTTGTAAGTCCGTTTACTACTGCATTAAATTTAGATCCAGACATGTTTGATCAAGACACTGGAGATATTATAAATTATCCTGTTGGTGGTGGTCGTGGTGGTCCTTTCGATGGAGGTAATTTTTTAACAAGTATTCCTTTTAATCTTGCTGCAAAAAAAGCTGCAGCAGAAAATTTTAGACAACAAGAATTAGATAGGATGCAAGGGACTCCCTCTTTAGGTATTTCAAGTCTTGGAGATGTATCTAATATGGCAAACATTTCTTCTGGATATCCCATGAAACCAGATCCAGGATACGAGGCTGCATTACAAAAAGCCACTCCGAGTGGATTAGGAGGTATATTTCAAGGTATCTTAGGATCTTTAACTGGTTCAAATCCAGCGGTATACATGCAGACAGATGAATATGGTGATCCTATGGGCGGTGGCAACTATGCTGTAGGAAGAACTTTTGAAAATCCAGACACAGCTAGAAGGTTAGGTTTCATACCCGTGGGCAGAGATGCGGGTGGTAATATTGTTTATGATGTAGATCCTGCTGTCAAAGCATCACAAGAAAGACAAGAAAGAGATTCAAGGTTAGATGACGAAAGGCGTGAACGTGCAGCAATGTTAGCGGCACAACAACAGCAACCCGTTGACCCATGTCCAGAAGGCTATCGTCTAGATCCAGTGTCCAAGGTCTGTGTTCCAGTAGACGATACTACAGAACCAAAAGACCCTGCACCACGAACCTATGACACAATGACAAGACCAGAGCCAAACTATACGGCTGCAACAAATTTTACAGTTCCAACAGTGACGTTACCAGACATCTTTAGTTAATGACAAAATCTGTATCAAAGATTGCTACTGAAATAGAAGAATCGCATGATCGTGTCCTAACACAGAGACAGCGGTCCTTTGCCCAATACTTTGTGGAGGGCATTTACAGTAATGCTGAATGTGCAAGAAAAGCGGGTTACTCTGAGAAGGTATCATGGAAACAGGCTTCGGTGTTACTGAACGGGAGGGATTTTCCCCATGTGGTTGAGTATATACAGGAGCTTCGTGAAGAACGTGAAAGAAAATATGGAGTCACAGTCCTAGGACAAATGAAGCGTTTACATGATTTGTCCCGTGGTGCGGAAGATGCGAATCAGTTTTCTGCTGCCATCAATGCAGAGAAGTTGAGAAGTAGCTTGGGTGGATTGGTCACGGACAGAAGAGAGCAGATCAATGTTATGGATTCGATGTCCAGAGAAGAGATACTAAATAAGCTTGACAAGTTAAAGAAACAATATCCTCAGGCATTTGAGGGTGAGTATAAAATCGTAGAAGATGAATCTTGATACAGTTCCAGAGGAAACCCTTAAAGAGATTTTGGCTCTCAAGCAGGCAGAAATTAGGCTGGTTGTTAGGGATAGGGCGAGATCAGATTTCATGGCCTTTGCACATCATGTATATGAGAATTTTATTGAAGGTAAGCATCATAAGATTATTGCGGAAAAGCTCGAACGCATTGCGGAGGGTAAACTCAAAAGACTGATTGTTAATATGCCGCCTAGGCATAGTAAATCGGAACTTGCATCTTATTTGATGCCTGCATGGTTTCTCGGAAGGAACCCTAAACTAAAAATTATCCAGGCAACACATAACACGGAACTGGCGGTAAGGTTTGGTCGTAAGGTGAGGGACTTGATCGAAGATCCACATTATAGGGATGTATTTCCGAAGACTGATTTGAAAGCTGACAGTAAGGCGGCAGGCCGTTGGGAGACAAGCGAGGGCGGTGAATACTTTGCGGCAGGCGTTGGTGCAGCGGTCACGGGTCGTGGTGCGGACTTATTTATTATTGACGATCCGCACTCGGAACAGGATGCAATGTCCGAGATGGCATTTGACAATGCGTATGAGTGGTACACCTCTGGACCTAGACAGCGTTTACAGCCAGGTGGTGCTATTGTAATTGTTATGACTCGTTGGTCTACAAAAGATTTAACTGGTCAGTTATTAAAATCTCAATCAGAAGAAGGATCTGATCAGTGGGAGGTTGTTGAATTACCAGCCCTGCTCCCTGATGGAAAACCCGTGTGGCCTGAATACTGGACCGCGGAAGAACTACTTAAAACTAAGTCCTCGATCCCTGTTTCAAACTGGCTGTCTCAATATATGCAGCAACCAACAGCAGAAGAAGGGGCTATAATAAAACGTGACTGGTGGCAAGACTGGGAGCAAAAATATCCACCAAGATTAAACTATATCGTAATGTCTCTCGATACTGCTTTTACTAAATCAACTACAGCCGACTATAGTGCTGTAACCATGTGGGGTGTATTTAATACTGAGGAATTAGGAGAAAATGTTATCCTTCTCAATGCCTTTAAAGGAAGATATGACTTTCCAGAACTACGTCGAATAGCTTATGAAGAGTATATCGACTGGAAACCTGATATGGTAATTATTGAAGCCAAAGCTTCAGGACTGCCTTTAACTCACGAGCTAAGGCAGATGGATATTCCAGTTATTAACTTTACACCGTCAAAAGGAAATGATAAACATACGAGAGTAAACGCGGTAGCCCCGCTATTTGAAAGCGGCAAAATCTGGGCCCCTATGCATGAGCATTTTGCCCAGGAGGTCGTCGAAGAGTGTGCGTCGTTTCCCTTTGGAGAACACGACGACTACGTCGATAGTACTACACAAGCCCTTATGAGAATTAGACAGGGCGGCCTCGTTCGTCATCCAGAAGATTATAAGGATGAACCAATTGTAAGAGGACACGTAAAGTATTATGGCTAAAAAGGAATTAGTAGAAAAGATTGTAAACCTATATTCTAAACTAGGTGGCAATATGAACAATGTCCTTGGTTCCCGGTCCAATATTACTTTTCTAGGTACCGGCAAGAACCCAGAACCATTTACTGAAATGGCTATCAACATCGAAGCGGTAGGCGCACTCGGTAAATCAAAAATCTTAAAAGAATTAGAAAGCCCTATGGGGTATTTAACTGCTGATAAATTAAACGATATTCAAGCAGGTAAATTATACGAAAACTTATTAAAGCTAGATGAGTTTTATAATCCAAGATCCGCACCTGCCAACATCACGGACATGGCAACAAGGACCGGGGATTTAGATCCAAAAGGTTTGGCTGCTTTAAGATCAAGAGTAGATGACGTAGATTTACCACCACCAGGCTCACGTGGCGGACCAGATGATATTGCAGCGCCATTTGAATCAGCAGAAGAAACTTTAGTTGCAAGTAAAGGTTCAAAATTAATGAAAGGACTAGAAGAAAAATTAAATGCTTTAAGAACTCAAAAAAGTTTAACAGCTCTTGCTTCAACCAACAGAGGCGATGTGCCAATGAAACGTGCAACAGCTAGAGAATTTTTAGTAGAAGCATTAAAAGAAAGCGATGATCTAGCATCCGGTAGAACTACACTTTCTGATTTTATATCAGCTACTGATAAAAAATATGTAATGGAAGGTGGCGGCGGTGTCGCCGGCGATCCAATCGTATTGGTTGAAAAATACTTTGGACCAAGAATTGCAGAAGCAGTTCCAGCACGTGGATTAAAAAATGATGAGATCATTGAATTCACTAGAAGGGTTTTATATAACGTAGAAGATGCTGCGGGCAATAAACCAGACAGCCCAAGGTTTGATAGATTTACTGCAAGATTTGTAGACGAGATGGCAGACGGTGGTCGAGCTGGTTACAGATTTGGTAAAAGTGTTTTTAAAGGTATTGGAGAATTATTTAACAGAGCATCAAATGCACGAAAGACTGGGGAGTATAAACTTCTTAGAAGCCGTGATGATGTACCGACATCAACATTCTCTGAAATGAAAGGACCTATTACACTTGCTGATATGCAAAGAGTTCCACCAAGTCAATTACGTAAAATTGAAAGAACTCAAGAATTAGGTTTGTATGAAACAACTCCAGAAATACTTGCAGCAGGTAATCTATTAGAAAGATTTACAAAAGTTGTAGGCGGTAAAAGAGTGATCGATTATGAAAGAGCTGAGGCTATTTTAGGAACTAAATTAAGAGGCGATGAAACTTTAGATGAATTGTTTGCAATAGAATTCAGAACTAGACCTAAAGCAGCAGAAGGTGGATTGGCCAAGATCTTGGAGGTCTAATGGCTTATCAAAACGTCCCTAATGAACCACATATAAAATATAATCCGGTTAGTAAACTTTACATAGTTACTAGAACAGTTAAAGGTAAAAGTCAGTATGAAGGAGGCATAACTTCATTAACAAAAGCAAAACAAATTAGAGATAAATTTGTAAAAGCATTACCGGCAGAAACTACAGCTCAAACTAATATAAGAACCAAAACTTTTTCAGGAAATTTAGATCCTAAAGAATTAAACAAAGCGTCTAGATTTTTTTATAAAAGAGGAGAAATAAGTTCGCCGTATTATGAAGATTTACAAAATTTAGAAAAAAGAAAAGTTAGCACTAATGTTAGAAGAGGAGCAACACCTGGAAAATTTAGTGCCAATACTATATTTACTCCACTTAAAAAATCTGCACAAAATAAAATTTTAAAACAATTTCCTGATGCAGATTTTACACTATATAAATATGGATTTAGTCAAGCAGTAGACCCACAAAAATTTAATGCTGTCGATGACTTTATTAAACGGGGCTATAAACCAGCTTTCTACAACGTAAAAGATTTACCTAAAAAAACACAGGATATAATTATTGAAGCTTTTGGTAAAGAAGCTGATGAAGCAGGCACGCCATTAAGGTTTGGTCCGGGCAGAAAGTTTGGAATAGGTCCAAAAGAAAATCCTGTTTTAAATCAACGAATTATTAATTTTATTAGAGATGCTGGAAAAGAATATCCATTTGCATTTAACTTTGATAAATCTGAAAACTGGATAATTGCTCAAATGGCAAGAGCAGCTAAAACTAATCCTGCCGTTTATAAAGTTCTTAAAAATGAGGCAGGCAAAATAATTGGTGCTTCTGAAAATGGTGTAAAATATTATCACGCTAATTCTAAAATTGGTAATCCTATTACTAATCACCCTGAAGCTAAAAAAGTTTCTAAGTTTGTTGAGGTTGCACGAAACGCAAAAGCTAATATTCCGCAGGCTCTTGCAAAAGCATTTCCAAAAGGTTTTGATAGAACCTTATTAAGAAACGATAGGGCTTATACAGATTTATTACAATGGTTAGATAATTCTCAAGGAAGAAGAATGGTTAAAAATGCTATTGAGGTTCACCATGCGGGAGCAGGTGGAGTAGGCGGTAATCCAGCTTTAGCAAAAGATTTACAGTTATTAACAAGACAAGATAATATAACTGCTAATACAATTAAAAATCAAATTTTAAATAATGATTTTTCTAGAGTACAAGAATTAAAAGAAAAAGGCATTAGATTAAATGTTGGTGGTAAAGAATATGGAGCTGGTTTTGAAACTGCAGAAAAAGGTTTAAAAAGAATTGAAAAACAAGCTGCCACACAATTAGCGGAAAGATTAAAAACTGATCCAAACTTATCTGGTTTTTCTAAATTTCTAAAACAAGATGTTATTGGTTTTGGAACAGCTGTAAAAGAAAATGCATTAGCAGGTGGTGAAGTTTGTAGAATAGTTGGAGCAAAACAATCTGGGGGAGCAGCAGTAAGTTGTGTAGATGCGGTCGATGATGCACTTAAAAAAAATCCAAAAAAATTAGCACAAGATATTAATAAGTCTAATGCAGGTGGTGCGTTTAATAAAATTAAAAACTCAAGTACAAAATTTTTAAGAGCAATAAAAGAAAACCCAAATATACTTAAAGGACGATTTGGAGCTCTTGCTGCATTAGGTGTTGGTACCATAGCCGCGGGTGCTGGAGCTGGTGCATTAGTTAAACAATTTAGAAGTGATGACCCAAGCACATACCTAACTAACGAAGGTCAGATGGAAGGAATGTTGATTGAAGATGTGAATCAATTAGGCGAAGGTGTTGAAGACAATATTTTCTTAGACAATCAATTTAAATTAGAATTAGCTGGAGCAGCAGGATTAACTGCACCTATTGCTGGACAGGTTTACAGAACAGCAAGACAAGGCACACCACCATTATTAGAATCACCTCTAGAGTTTGATAAAGAATTAAAAGATTTAAAAAGAACAATAAGACAAATAACTCATCCTGGTGGTAAAAAAGCAAAGAAAATTTCTGAAGCAGGTCAACAAGTTATAAGAAGTTCTAAAATTAGAATTAATGAAATACAAGATATTATTCAAAGTGCAAAAGCCGGTAAAGAAGGAAGTGGAGTATTTAGATCTGCTCTTGGTTTAGAAAAAGGTGTCCTTGGAAAAGGACTATGGGCATTGGGTGCACCGATAGTGCAGGTACCGTCTACTATAGGTTACATTGCACAAGATGTTAGAGAAGGTAAAGACGTGGGTGAAATTGCAACTAACCCATTAAATTATTTAGGTGCAGCATTTATGAATCCTTCTGTTAAAGCTTTAGCAAGAGCTGGTGCATCAAGAGGATTACTTGGTATTGCATCTTTAGGTTTAGCGGGAACAGCGGTTGGTGCTGTTGCATTACCTGCAATATCAATCGGTGCTGGACTTGCAACGCTTGGTACACTTGGTTATCAAGGTTACAAATTATTTACCGGTAAAAATAGAGAAGACGAATTTAGGTTTGATTAATGAAAAATAAAACACTTGTGATAAATATGCAACACGTCAAATGGAAGGAAATACCGCCTCTAAGAGGACCTGATCCACAAGGCTTGAATGTTCCTACAAAACAGGTTAAAACAATAGAGAACTCGGAGAATATAAATGGCAGAAATAGACAAAGCGCTACCAAACGTAAAAACTGAAATTAAAGTACCTGGAGAAGAAGAAATCGTTGAAGCTACGCAAGAGACGATTGACGAACAAGTTGGTCCAGAAGATATTACAGTAACAAGAGAAGAAGATGGTGGTGCAACAATTAATTTTGATCCAGAAGCAGTTAATCAACCTGGAACAGATGGACACTTT